TTTAGTTCTTTATATAAATGTCCGCAAAAGTTGTTCCAGAGTGTTCCAGCCAAAAGCGCGGGGGTAATACTATTAACCCCGCGCGTAAATGGTGTTTTACTTTTAATAATTATACAGAGAGTGATATAATTAACCTTTGTTCCAAATTATCAGTTTGTTCCAACTATCTCTTTACAAGGGAAATCGGAGATAGCGGAACACCACATTTACAAGGGTTTATTGAATTTCATTCAAAAACAAGACCTATGACGGTTATTCATAACGTCAAGAGTATCCATTGGGAGAAATGCAAAGGGACCAAGGAAGAAAACGAATCGTATGTTATGAAAGACCAAAAACAAGATGATTTGATACATACAAACTATTACGAGAGACCTGAACCACTATATTGTTTAGAAACTTATAAACTAAGATTATGGCAAACGAATATTATCGGGATTATTAGACAACGACCAGACCGCAGAAAGATTCATTGGATATGGTCAGAAGAAGGAAACACCGGAAAATCAACCTTCTGTAGGTATTTAGCAATTAAGTATAATGGGTTATTACTGTGTGGTAGTTCAAAAGATATGAAAAATAGTCTTATTGAATACCATGAAAATACTAAAAGATGGCCAAAGCTTATTATGATTGACCTTCCAAGGGTCTTTGATAACGATTACTTAAGTTATACGGGCATTGAAGAAATTAAAAACGGTCATTTTAATTCTCCAAAATACAAGGGTATGACGGCTCTATTTAATTCACCGCATATTCTGGTGTTTAGTAATGCGATACCAAACACCTTAAACTTATCTTTAGACCGCTGGAGTATATACAACATAGGGGATTGTGTGAAGGGTGCGGCAGCTCTAAAGAGCTTCACCGCTAAGTCTCAAGCTCCTATATGTAGATTCTGCAAAAAAAAACTGGGGTCATGGGGTTATATGCAAACCGCTCATGCCGCCTGTAAGCGTCTTAATAAGACAATTATTTAAAATAATTAGGATTTAATTATTTTAATACAATAGCCCTTCGGGCACACGCTCCGCTAGGCCTTGGCCGGGGGCCTTTTTGCGCAATGGCGTTTTAAATCGGCGACACGCCAATTTAAAGCCGAGGCGTATGCGCGGCCTCACCATTTAGGCATCGGTATATTTGAATAATGATCTTACACAGATCATAGGATTACTTTGTAAATCTTTACTGTTAGCATTATATGCTACAGCATACATTACGGGATAATAATTCTCAGGTTGTATTGAATTATCTTTATTAAATAACAACTTTTTAGGCATATGCTTACTAAGATTTACTGAGAATTTCTGTTGCATTCTGTAGCTACCAGTTAAAGGCGCATTAGGTGGGGCTTGATCACATACGCCCTCATTTTTACCTAATACTATTCTAACTGTTTTTATATGTTTATAAACATAAGGATTCATTTTTAATAAATCAAAATTTATTGGTCCTTCAGCATTTAAAGCATAAGCACCGAAATTTCTTGTTGTTCCATCGAAATCTCTTAATAATGAATTAGGAGGTATAGCAGTTCCAGTCATTGAATTGATTGAGCTAATAGCTCTTACTAATCCGAAATATAATTTCACTACTGTTACCGCTGCGTAGGCATTAGCATCACCTGGAGTTTGATTCATGAATACATATCCTTGAACCAAATGTGATTTTGGGATTATTTCTAATCCTACTCTTTGTGATACTCCTACGCCTTGACCTATACCTTGAGCTGTTCCTCCATATAATTGAAAAAAAGGAACATCTGATGAAGCAGTAGTTGGCACAATGGATTCATAAGCTCCATTGTTTTCTACTTTATGCCAAATTTGATACTTATCTTCTAAGTTTTCAGCTAAGGCCTTTTTTACAACGGCTTTAGCTATCTTGGCTACGTTTTGTTTTTGCGCTTTGGGTTTTCTGGTTTTTGCTTTTGGTGGCATGTATATATTAACTAAATATTTTTTCTTTAGTTCTTTATATAAATGTCCGCAAAAGTTGTTCCAGAGTGTTCCAGCCAAAAGCGCGGGGGTAATACTATTAACCCCGCGCG